GCTAGTGTATTTGGCTGGAATCGAGAAATGCTAGAAGGCAACACGGATGACTCACGTGCTTGGCGCGAAAAAGTAGATCCTTACTGGAGTACAGAACTTGGTAAACCTATAACTCCTAGATTAGTGCTACAACTGTTTGGTACAGATTGTATGCGTAATGGCTTCTATGATGGTATATGGGTAAGCCTAGTAAAACAGCAATTACTTGCACATCCTGAAACAGATTTTGTTATTCCTGACGTACGATTTGAAAACGAAGCAGAAATGATACGTTCTATTGGTGGTAAATTATGGCGTGTTAAACGAGGTAGTGACCCTGAATGGTGGAATATAGCACAAACAGAAATGCGTCAAAAGGCCGCTCAAAAAGAATCAAAAGGTATTGTAGTTTCACCTAAAATGGAAACCGATTACCCCAACATACACGTATCAGAATGGGCATGGGCGAATGTGGATTTTGATGCAGTTATTGAAAACGACAGCAGTGTTGAGTTTCTTAAAAATCGGGTGTTAAGTCACCTTGCTTCCAAGTAAATCCTTCTTTGTGTAATACTCTTTGACAGTTAGCACATACTGTTTTTAAATTACTATGTCTACAATTTGTTAGTTTTCCATCTATGTGATACACTGCAAACTGTTCTGTGTGTTTGCTTGTAAACCCACACTTATCACACTTGTCTTTTTGACGATAACCTAGTTGATACCACATAGGAGTACTAGGAGTTCTTCCTCTAGCACACTGCTCGCACTGACTTCTATAATAAGTCTTACGACCCTTCTTATAGTTTATTGCACAGGGTCTACTTTTGCACTTTTTACACAATGGTCTAGTCATAACTGTATTTACCAGCCCTTTTCCATACCTTTTTCGCTATATATTATACCGCATTTTTGGTTACAACTGCTAAATATGTTTAAGAACTTAATTAAAGGAGTAACGAGATGGCACTTACATCACCAGGAGTTGAAGTTAGCGTAATAGACGAAAGTTTCTATACGCCAGCCGCGGCCGCAACAGTACCACTAATTATTGTAGCAACAGCCGCAAATAAGCCTAACGGCGCAGGTACAGGAACAGCACAAGGAACGCTTAAAGCGAATGCTGGAACACCATACTTAATTACATCACAAAGAGAATTATCAGAAACATTTGGTAATCCAAAATTTTATACAGATTCAAGCAATAATCCATTGCATGGTAACGAACTTAATGAATACGGTTTACAAGCCGCTTATTCATTCTTAGGAGTTGCTAATAGAGCATATGTTGTAAGAGCAGATGCAGACTTAGGAGAACTTACTGGTTCTTCATCAGCACCTTCGGGTTCGCCTGCAGATGGTACATATTGGTTAGATACTAACGATTCATTATTTGGTATCTTTGAATGGTCAAGATCAGCACAAAAATTTACTAACAAAACTCCATTAGTTCTTAACTCCGCTACTCAACTTGTTGGTAATGTTGCAACTGGTGATCCAAAGCCTAGCGTAGGTGCAAAAGGTGACTATGCTATTGTTACTGCTAGAACATCAAATGATGTTTACTACAAAAACGCAGACAATGCTTGGGTTAAAGTAGGTTCGACTACAAGTGCAAATATTGCATCAGCGACAGGTTCAACATTTACTTCAGACAGTTGGGCATCGAGTTGGCCAGTAATCCAAGGTACTGTTTCTAATCCAACATTAGGAAACGGTCAAGGTGTAAACATTAATGGTACAAGTGTTACTATTTCCGGGACAACTGTATCAGACTTTGCTACAGCAATTAATGCGGCAAGCATTACAGGTGTTGCGGCTAAAGTAACATCAACAGGTATTTTAGAAATCTACAGCGACGGTACATCAACATCTGATGGCACTACAGACGACGGCGCTATTATTATTCAAGACAGTGCAGGTAGTACTCTAAAAGCAGACTGTGGTATTACAGCAACTTACTATTCAGGAGTTGCAGTACAAATTTCAAAACACTCACAAGTTCCAACTTGGAAGTCAACTGATACTGTTACAGTAGCAGGCACTTCAAGAAGCGGAATTAAACCAAGTGGTAGTGTTTGGATGAAAACTACTTCACCAAACTTAGGCGCAAGTTTGAAAGTTCAAGTTTGGAACGACAACTTAGGTGTTTGGTCAACTGTTAGCACACCAATTTACGGTACAACAGAAGAAGCAGTTAATTCAATTGATTCAACAGGCGGAACACTAATTCCGGCAGGTACAGTTTTTGCTAGAGCAAACTATACAGGAAGAGGTTCTGCTAACGATAGCACAACAGGTGTTGAAAAATTAGTAAACTTTAAACTCTATCGTAGAGTAACTAGTTCTCCAACAACAGTAACAGGAACAGAAGCAGGTGCTAATCCAACTGTAACTGCAAATCCTGGTTACAACACAATGACTATTGCAGAAACTGTTACAGGTTCAACTGTTTATTCAACTGCAAAAACAGTAACAGTTAGTGGTACAACAGTAGAAGATATTGCTAGTGCGATTTCAGCGGCAGGATTTACAAACATTACTGCTACTGTGTCAAATGGCTATCTAAGTATTTCACATGCTTTAGGCGGTGATATTAAAATTACTGACGCAAACGGTATCCTTGCAACAGCAGGATTTACTGGTTGGTCACGCTCAGGCGCAGGTGTAGAAACAGGCACACAAAACTACTACACTGCAAGTGCAGACGAAGATCATGATTATGTAATTTCAAACTGGAAGCCACTTGTTTATGAAGCAAGTGATAATGCTCCAACAGCAACTCCAGCAGATGGCACATTGTGGTACAATACAACACTAGACGACGTGGACATTATGGTACACGACGGAAACAAGTGGGTAGGTTACCTAAACTATGGTCCATATGCAGGTGCAACTGACCCAGCAGGTCCGATTGTATCAGCAACTGCTCCTGCTAAAACAGGTGGACAGTCAGATGGTAGTGATCTAGTAGAAGGTGATATTTGGATTTCAACTGCTGATGTTGATCAATACGGTGTAAAAGTTTACCGTTGGGATAATTCAGCAACTGAATGGGTAGCAATTGATGTTACTGACCAAACAACAGAAGAAGGTATCTTGTTTGCGGATGCACGTTATGGTGTATCAGGTGCAACAGGTGATACTGCCGGTGCTATTGCAGATTTATTAAGCACAGACTATGTAGATCCAGATGCTCCAGATCCAGACTTATATCCAAGAGGTATGTTGTTATGGAACACAAGACGTTCAGGATTTAACGTTAAGAAATTTGTAAAAGGTCATGTTGACATTACTGCTAATAGTGGGTTAAACACACGTTACAGCAACGAAAGCATGGCAAACTACAAAGTTGATCGTTGGATTGGTTGGAACACAACCAAAGAAGACGGTTCAGGCTTATTTGGTAGACATGCACAGCGTCAAAGTATTGTGGCGGCTCTTAAGAGTGCTGTAGATTCAAACGATCTATTACGTGACGAAGAAACACGTAACTTTACATTGTTAAGTGCTCCTGGATATCCAGAACTAACAAGCAACTTAATTGGACTAAACGTAGACAGAGGACTAACAGGATTTGTTGTTGCTGATACTCCGTTTAGACTTACTCCAACTGCAACTAACTTGCAAAACTGGGGTAACAACACAGCAGGTGCATCAACAGACAGCGACGATGGTGCAGTAAGTTATGATGAGTACATGGCAATGTTTTATCCATCAGGATTAACAACCGACGTAACTGGAAACAATATTGTTGTTCCACCAAGTCACATGATGCTAAGAACTATTGCTGTAAGTGATGCAGTATCGTTTCCATGGTTTGCACCAGCAGGTACAAGACGTGGTGGTATTAGCAACGCTTCAAGCGTAGGATATATCGACGGTGAAGGCGAGTTTAATGCAGTAGCGTTAAATGACGGAATCCGTGAAACAATGGCTGGTGTTAAAATCAATCCGTTAACATTTATCACAGGTAGTGGTTTAGTTAACTTTGGTCAATACACTAGAGCAAGAAATGCAAGTTCATTAGATAGAATTAACGTTGCAAGACTAGTTGCATACTTAAGACGTCAAATGACATTGCTTGCTAAACCGTTTATGTTTGAACCAAACGATAAAATTACACGTGATGAAATCAAACAAGCAACTGAAAGTTTATTACTTGAACTTGTAGGTCAAAGAGCATTGTATGACTTCTTAGTTGTGTGTGACGAAACAAACAACACAGCGGCACGTATTGATCGCAACGAGTTATACGTAGATGTAGCAATTGAACCAGTTAAGAGTGTGGAATTCATTTACATTCCATTACGCTTAAAGAACACAGGTGAAATTGCAACTTTGGGCAATCAATAATGGTGATAAATAACTATATACAAGGAGCAAATTAGATGGCTATTTCAAGTTTAAGTAAATTTACAGTTCCGTTGGCGAGTGACCAGTCAGCAAGTTCGCAAGGCTTGTTAATGCCAAAACTAAAGTATCGCTTTAGAGTGTCTTTAGAAAATTTTGGTGCTGGTGCTCCTAACATTGAACTAACAAAACAAATTATCGATGTAACGAGACCAAACGTAAACTTCGAATCAATTGCGATTGATGTTTACAACTCAAAAGTTTACTACGCAGGTAAACACACATGGCAACCGATTACAATTACAATACGTGATGATGTAAACAATGCTGTGAGTAAGAGTTCAGGTCAACAGTTACAGAAACAGTTCGACTTCTTCGAACAATCAAGTGCGGCTTCTGGCGTAGATTATAAATTCAAAACTAGAATTGAAATCTTAGACGGTGGTAACGGTGTTAACACACCAAACGTACTAGAAACATTCGAACTAGTAGGTTGTTTTGTACAAGACATCAACTACAACCAGTTGACATATTCAGATTCTAACCCAGTTGACATTACTATGTCAATACAATACGATAATGCTATCCAAACTAACGGTGCTGGTCAGCCTAATGGTATTGGAAGTGCAATCGGAAGAACAATTAGAACTTTAGCAACAGGCTAAGGGTTTAAAAAATAGTCATCTGTTTAAGGGTCGGAGGCTTAAAAATCTCCGACCTTTTTTTATGAATAAATAATAGTATGGCAAAGTTAACTAAATTTCTCGGACAAGTAGTAGGTGGTGTTTTTGGCACCGATGGTGATATGCGTGATTACCAACACGCCGCAAGGTTATTCACTGACAATTATATGGCCCTTGCACCGAAGGTAGAATTCTTATATCATGTATTTTTTGATATCAATCAAAGTGCTGTAAGAACACCAACAGGTAGCATAGGTTGGTCAAAAATGGAGCCTAGAATCGAAGCAGGCATGCTAGTAAAAGCATGTCAAGTACCTGGTGTGCAAATTAATACAGAAACAAAAAATCAATACGGTAAGAAAACAAACATTCAAACACAGGTACAGTATACTCCGATTAACATTACATTCCATGATGATAACACCAATCTTATTAGTGGTATGTGGCAACAATATTTTAAAACCTACTATGCAGATTCAAACTATCCCGAAGATTTAGCAAGACAACCAACGTACAATAGTCCTAGTAGATCGACACCTCCTGGTAGAGGACCGTCACCCGCTTCACTAAAACTTATAAGACAAGGTCCGTATAGTTTTGGTTTTAATGATTATCAAACTGGACATTTCTTTAATAAGATTTCGATATATCAACTTAGCAGACACAATTTTTATGAATACACATTAATTAATCCAATTATTACAAGTTGGCAAGGTCCTCAACTTAATAGTTCAAGTAGCAATCCTGCAGAGAATCAAATGACCATTATCTACGAAGGTATTAAGTATGCACAAGGTCGTGTTGATAGAAATAATCCGAAAGGGTTTGCTCAACTGCATTATGATACTTCACCATCACCTTTAAGCATTATGGGTGGGGGTAGTGCAAGTCTTTTTGGAAGTACTGGTGTGTTAGCAGGCGGCCTAGATGTATTTGGAGATTTATTAGATCCTAATGTTTATAGTAATCCATTTGCACTTATTGGAACAGCAATTAAAGCAAAAAATACAATTGATAATGCCAAACAATTAACTAGACAAGGCGTCAGAAATGAAATCACATCAATTGCTACAGGTGCACTTACTAACACCATCGAAAATACAGTAAGAGTTGAAGGATTAAACAAAACCGATCAAACTAACGCAAGTTTAGCAACACTTGAAGTTGGACAAGTTGCCAACACTCCAGAAATTCAAGGAAAAGTTAAAAGTATCGAAGATCGAGTAGTTGTAACAGAAGTAAATGACAATGGAGTTATAACAACTACTACAGCCGATCAAAGAATAATTACAACAGGCGGCGGTATTCTTGGAACAGGAATTCTTAGTAACTTTGCCCCAAACCAAGAGTTTACTTTAACAACTAAATCAACAGTAACCACAAGACCAGTAACGAAATAACGGATTAAAAAATGAAAGATACATATTCAAACTTACCTTTAGATGTACAGATTAAAAAGAAAGATAGTACAGAAGATACTGTACAATACTTCGAAAACTATAACAAATTAGAATTACAATTTAAAGCAAGCGAAAGTGATGCGGCAGTTGCATTCTTTAAAAAACGAGGAATGGAGGAAAATGCGGCAAGAAGTGTTGCATTTATTTTTCTAAAACAATGTAAATTAGATCAAGTAAGTGCTTTTGAACTGTTATCTCAAATTCGAAAACTAGACGAAAATCAAGTAGATAATGTACTGGGCGAAATTCTAAATATTAATAGGATCAATGTTTCTGCACTAGGTACTAAGAAAGAAGAGACAGGAGAAAATCCTGCCAAGAGGAATATCGTTGCATAATGGCTCGACTAGGAACGTTTGCCAGAGGCAAATATGAACTCAAGAATCCTGACAAATATATAGGAACTAAAACTCCTACATATCGTTCAAGTTGGGAATGGCACTTTATGAAAATGTGTGACGAACATCCAGCGGTTGCTAAATGGGCAAGCGAAAGCATTAAGATACCTTACAGAAATCCACTAGATGGAAAATACACAATTTATGTACCAGACTTTTTTATTGTTTACAGTAATAAAAATGGTAAGACCCGTGCTGAGATAATTGAGATCAAACCAGAAAATCATACAGTAAAAGAAAGTGTTGGCAAAAGTGCATATAATCAAGCAAACTATATTAAAAATAAAGCAAAGTGGGAAGCGGCCGCAAAATATTGTAAACAACACGGTATACAGTTTAGGGTCATAACAGAAAAAGATTTATTCCACCAAGGCAAAAGGAGATAAGTATTAGTATGACTAAGAAACTTGAAGAACTACTGGATCTGCCAGAAATCAAAGAGACCATGGAGCAGGTTGAAAAACCACAAGAGCCTAGCAAAGAGGTTAAAAAGGAAACAGTCAATCTTGAGCGAAGTATAGCAGAATTTGATAAAATATCTGCCGCTTTACCTATGGTTAAAGGATTGGGAGAATTAGCCGATAAAGAATTAGATGAATTGGCAGAAAAGGCAAGGCAGAGTTATGAAGATTTAATGGATTTGGGTATGAATGTAGAATCACGCTATGCAGGCCGTGTATTTGAAACAGCCAGCAATATGCTTAAAAATGCCATTGAAGCAAAGAGTCAAAAACTAGATAAAAAGTTAAAAATGGTTGAATTACAACTTAAAAAACAGAACTTGGATCAAAAATCAGGGGATTCTGCGGGCGATACAATCGACGGAGAAGGCTATGTTGTTATGGATCGCAATTCCATATTAGAACGTATTTTGAACAAGGATCAGGATAAATAAACGTAGTTAAAGGAGAATACAATGGCAGGCGCATTTAAAAAATACCTAGCAGAAGCCGCAAAACAGTACGACTTTATTATTAAAGTTGCTGGTGGGTTAGATGAAAATTTTGAAGATAGTTTAGAAGTAGCATTAAAGAAATTTGATGTTGCTAATTTATCTGCAGGTAAGAAAACACCAATACAAAATGTTCCATTAGATTTTCCAGATCTAACTAATACAGAAGTAACAGTTTTTGAAACTACATTAAATTATCCAACAACACAACAAGAATTACGTGCCTATCTAGCAGACGCATTAAACACACAACAAGATTTTATTCGTGTGCGTAAACCAGGCGAGCCATATGAAGAATATCAGAAGGAAACTGAAGATAAGCCATATGAATCTAAACTAATGGACGGTGAGTATAAAGATGCTGAATCCGTAAACAAAGACGATCTAGTTGTTACCGAAAAAGGTAAAGAAACGTTTTTACAACAATTAGCAAAAGAAGCAAAAGAACGTAATCAGGGAGACAAATAATGGCATCACGTGAAATGATTGACGTACTACAACGTTTAAGAGAATTAGATAAAAAGAATCCTAATGTTGTAACTGACGCACTAGAAAATACAGAAAAATTAAACCCTCCAGTCGAAGAAGCAAAAAAAGCAAAACCCGATTTTCTTGATGTAGACAAAGACGGCGATAAAAAAGAGCCGATGAAAAAAGCAGTTAAAGATAAAGAAAAGAAAAAAGTAGACGAGTCTATTACTATTAGTGCTGATAGTCCAGAAGACTTACCAATCATCGCACAAATTATGAAACTTGCAGGAATGCAGGCAGTAACACCAGACATGATGCCAGATGCAGATAATGTTCCTACAATGAAACCAGATGATAACATCAATGGTTCACCATGTGGTGGAGCAGATTATGATAATTCACCAGATGAGCAATATAAAGGTGTTGAAGATGTAACAACCGATGCAGGTATTGAAGGTGTTAACGGCAAAAAGCATCCACAAGATATTAGAGTTAAAGATCCTAGTCCATATGCAGACTACGAACAACGTCTTGCACAATTAGCAGGAATTGAAAATGAAGAAGTTGAAGATGAAGTAGTTGATCAAGAAACCGAAGAAGGTTATGCTAATTCAATGGGTGACGAAAAAGACGAACCTATGTACAAAGGTTATGATCCAGACTATGCAGACCACACAGAAGATGGTAAACCTAAAGTACGTTATGTACCAGGTGGTAGTGGAGACAATCCATTAGAAGGTATTGAACAACATTTAATGAAAGCATACGAAGAGTTTATGGCTGAAAGAGAACTTTCTAAAGCCGAAGAAAAAACAAAAGAAAAATATGTCAAAGGCATGAAGAAAGCAAAAGGCGATTTTAAAAAGAGATATGGCGATGATGCAGAAGCAGTAATGTATGCAACTGCAACTAAGATGGCTAAGAAAGATTAATTTTTAATCCTACTACCTTAGGATTGGGCCCCGTGTAAAAGCGGGGCTTTTTTTTGACTGAATTTTCAATAAATATTTTTATGAGGACGGAATATACTGACGCCTTTTATCGAATCGTTTGTGAGACGAAAGAAAAACACGGTTATGAATTACCCGTCGAACTTGAATCTTACATCGTCTTTCTTTTGGCTAGCCATTTAGATAAACCAGACTTTTTGCCACAAGAAACTTTTGCACAAGCATATCTTAAATTAGAACGTCCATACACACAGAATGCTAAAGAACTAGGAGATACGTGCTTGTTTGTTACAGGTGTATTTCCAACGTATGGTGTTAAAAAAGGTTTAAACATTAAGTATTACTCAAACATAGGTAAAAGCAGTTATTCAATGGCTAGCGAATATTTAAATATTGACTTATTTGACAATTTAAGCAAGCATTTTGATATACTACGAGAGTTTATAGATATAAGTATCAATAAACAAAATAGACACCCTATTTTAAGATAAGTAATAGTATGGCACAAAATGCAAAGAGCCTTGACGGTGTTCTTGTCAAAAAGGCACACACAAGGACTAGATATACAGAAAAAGAAATCAAAGAACTAGAAGCCTGTGCTCATCCAGATACAGGTGCAATGTTCTTTATGCAAAATTTCTTTTATATACAGCATCCTGTAAAAGGTAAACTGTTATTTCATCCTTTTGAATTTCAAGAAAGGTTGGTTGATTCATATCATAGTTATAGATTCAATATTAATATGCTACCAAGGCAGACAGGTAAGTCTACAACGGCGGCAGGTTATTTGCTGTGGTATGCTATGTTTAATCCAGATGTAACAATATTAATTGCGGCACACAAATATGCAGGTGCCCAAGAAATTATGCATCGTATTCGCTATGCTTACGAAGACTGTCCAGACCATATCAGATGTGGTGTAACTTCATATAACAAAGGGTCAATGGAATTTGATAACGGCTCGCGAATAGTTTCACAAACAACAACAGACAACACAGGACGAGGTATGAGTATTTCGTTACTATACTGTGATGAGTTTGCATTCGTTAATCCGACTATTGCGAAAGAATTCTGGACTGCAATTTCTCCAACACTAGCAACAGGTGGTAAGGCAATTATTACTTCCACACCAAACAGTGACGAAGATCAATTTGCACTTATCTGGACAGAAGCAATGAAACGCTTTGACGAACATGGCAACGATACCGAAGTTGGTATAAATGGTTTCTATGCTTTCTCTGCACACTGGAGTGAACACCCAGATAGAGATGAGCAATGGGCCGCAGAAGAAAGATCACGTATCGGTGAAGAACGTTTTAGACGTGAACATGAATGTGAATTTTTGATCTTTGATGAGACACTGATCAACAGTGTAAAACTTGCTGAACTAGAGGGCGTAGATCCTCTCAGGAAGTTCGGGCAAACACGTTGGTATAAAGATATTAATCCTAATTTCACATATGTTGTAAGCCTAGACCCTAGTTTAGGTACCGGTGGAGATTATGCGGCCATACAAGTTTTTGAACTTCCTACATTTGAACAAGTAGCAGAATGGCAACACAACGTAACTCCTATACAAGGTCAAATACGTGTGCTTGCTGATATTACAAAAACCATCATGGAAGAAGGACAACAAAAAGGTTCTAAATTACCTCAAGTTTATTACAGTGTTGAAAATAACACAATTGGAGAAGCGGCACTTGTTAGCATAAACGAGTTTGGTGAAGAAAACATTTATGGAATGTTTTTAAGTGAACCTGCACGTAAAGGTCATGTTCGCAAGTTTAGAAAAGGATTTAACACCACACATAAAACTAAAATTAGTGCTTGTGCTAAGTTTAAACAACTGTTAGAAACAGGACAATTAAAGATTAAATCAAAGCCACTTATATCTGAACTTAAAGCATTTGTAGCACATGGTACTACTTTTGGTGCTAAAACAGGCGAGCACGACGACCTAGTAATGAGCACTATGCTTAATATACGTATGCAAAAGATACTAGCAGACTGGGATCCCGCGATTTATGAAAAAATGCGTGATGCAGATGCCGAATCGACCCTGATGCCCATGCCTGTGTTCATTTCATTCTAGTAGCATAAATAACAATATGAACGGATTAGACGGTATAGCAAAACAAATATTTGAAAAGGTTCGTGGACGTTTTCCTAAGGTTGTAATGGGAGACCAAAACGGAGCGCCTACTGCTGACGAAAGTCAGGCACGTTTTTTCGATTTTGACTGGGTGGTAAATGGTGAAAATCAAGGCGCAGTAAGCATTAGTATTCAAGAAGGCGAAGCATTAAAGATTTATTATAGTCAAAATATGCTTGAAAACTTACCAGAGTCTATTGAAAACGAATGGTATAATTTTTTAAAGGAAATGCGTTTCTTTGCTAAAAAGCACATGATGGGTTTTGATACACGTGATATAGCAAAGTCTAATCTAGATAAAAGAGATTATCAATACTTGGCAAACAAACAAGTTCAGGAGTCAACAATGTACGGAACAACAAAATCTAGTTATGAGGAACTAGACAAAACAAAACTTATTATTAGACATAAAAAAGAAATTACACCAGAGCAAATGGGTGCTAGAACAAGACACATTAGTTCACTGTTTATTGAAAATGAATCAGGCGAACGCTTTAAATATCCTTATGCTCATTTAGCAGGTGCCAGAGCAATGGCACGTCACGTTGCTAACGGTGGTCTTCCTCATGACGACTTTGGTAAACACATTATTGAAACTTCTGGAAACATTGCAAAACTTACTGCGTTCAAACGTTACGTTGGTAAGAAAGACTTCATGAACACAACTTCAAATGACATTATTGAAGGATCTAATATTGAACTTGAAAACTTAAGAAATCATATTAAGAAATTACAAGGCCAACAATACTACTTAGATACAAAAGAAAATTTTAGTGTTACTGAGAGCGGTGACTCAGAATTGGGAGAAGATGTTATAAACGAACTTACCAATGCGTTTACTATTCCGCAGTTCAATGAAGAATTAAAAGATATGTTCCCGTTACTACACAGCATTCATCAAAAGCGTATTTCTGAAACAACAATAAATTTAGATGATGTTGTAAGTGAATCGCATGATGACGAAGAATATGAAACTGAATTTGAATTTACAGGCGACGACGGTGAAACAGGTATGGGATATCTTTACTACAAAGTAGTTAATGGTAAAGTAGATCCTAATTCATTAAGAGGTGAAGCAGAAGGTGATGGCAACAATAAACTAGACAACGAACTAGCAACTGCTGTTGTTCAACCAGATGGTCCGGATCATGAATATGCTATAGATGCCGCACAAGATGACTACAATGATAAAATGGGTCAAAAAGAAGTTCATTCGCCTGAAGAAGAATTTGAAGACTGGGCAGACTCTGTAATAGACGAAGCCTTAGACAAACAACGCATTGCCATGCTAAACAAATTAGTAGGCAAAAACTTTCCAGTAGGACCTGATGCAACTAACGCAATTGAAAGCCTTAAGGGTATTATTGACGACCAGGAACTTATGGACGAACTAAAAAGTCTAGCAGACAGTGACGCTGATACATGTGCTAGACCTTCCATTTACAGATATGTAAAAAAAACACAACCAGAAGTATTAGATCAAATAAACTTTGGTGACATGAAAATGGAAGACGATACAACTGATGTTACTATTGACAAAGACGGTGCTATGAAATTAGCAGGCCCGAAAGACGAAGAGCCTAAAGATGAAAAAGCATCAACAGAAGATATTATCGAGTTTGTCCGCTCATTCTATGATAAAGAAACTGGAGCGTTTCCAAAAGGTGAAACAGGCGTAGTTATTTCCGCTCGTAAGCGTTTTGGCGATTCCGTAGGGGATCTAGTTGAGAAGTTTGTATCTAAACTGACAGGTAAAGAGGTACAAGTTGAAGACGATCAAGATGTAGAAGAGGGTAGCATTAAGTATATGCACAGTCTTAAAGCCAAGGGTCACAGCGATGAAGAAATAGCCAAAGAACTAAACATGTCCGCTGATGAAGTACGTAAGGCTATGAGCAAGACTGACGAAGGCCAAGAGGAAAAAGACAACAAGGGTTTCTCAGATAAAGAAATCAAAATGGCATTTGGTGTACTAAATGATCCTAGATACAAGGGCGGTAACTATTCTGGAGCAGTTGCTACAATCGAAAAGATTGCTAAAGGATTGTCCAAACACCCTAGTGTAGAAAAAGCGTTAATGAGAACAAACGAAGAATTAGACTACATCAAAGACAAATTGGCAAAATTACTTAGATAAATTCAGAAATTTTAGTTGACCTTTAGAGGAAAACTAAATATAATAGTAGGTATGTTGTTAGAAACTATCTACAACAGGCACATAAAGGCAAAACATAGGAGGCTTAAATTATGGCAACATTAGCAGAAATTCGTGCAAAATTACGCGAACAAGAAAACAAAACGGGTGGCAACACTCAATCAAGCGGCGGCGATAACGCAATTTACCCACATTGGAATATGGCAGAAGGAACTGAAGCAGTGCTTCGATTCTTGCCAGACTCTGATCCAAATGCAACTTTCTTTTGGAAAGAACGTTTGATGATCAAACTTCCTTTTGCGGGAATCAAAGGACAAACTGATTCACGTCCAGTGACAGTTAACGTTCCATGTATGGAAATGTATGGCGAAACTTGCCCAGTACTTTCAGAAGTACGTGGTTGGTTTAAAGATCCAGCACTAGAAGACCAAGGTCGTAAGTACTGGAAAAAACGTTCATATATTTTCCAAGGCTTTGTAGTTGAAAGTCCAATTAACGAAGATTCAACTCCAGAGAATCCAATTAGACGTTTTATTATTGGTCCACAAATTTTCCAAATCATTAAAGGTGCTTTGATGGATCCTGAGATGGAAGAACTTCCTACAGATTTTGTAAGAGGTGTTGACTTCCGTATTAAGAAAACATCTAAAGGTGGATATGCAGACTATTCAACTTCACAGTGGTCACGTAGAGAGCGTGCTTTAACTGATGGAGAGAAAGCGGCAATTGATACACACGGAATGTATAACTTAAACGACTTTTTACCTAAGAAACCTTCGGACGTTGAAGTTAAGGTTATCCAAGAAATGTTTGAAGCATCTGTTAATGGTGAAGCATATGATCCAGAGCGTTTTGGTCAGTACTTTCGTGCTCCAGGCATGAGTGCTCCAACTGGTGATCCGAACAAGAGTGCATCAGCACCAGCGGCAACACCTGCTCCTACTCCAGCACC